GCCCAAACTTACTACTGGTGGCACACCTGCCTCCTATGAAGATTTGGGTGGTCCTACACCAGAAAATTATAAGGTGGATGACGATTCAGCAAAGTTGAAAACTCCAGGTGGCAGCCTTAAGCAAGTTAAGGATGTTGTAACCAAAGGTGCAAAATCTGCTGATGCCATGAAGGGCATGAAGGAAGAGGAAGAAGTTTCCTCAGAAGAAACCATCGAAGAAGGAGAAGCAACTACTGATGAAGTTGTTGCCGAAGCAGAAACTACCGAAGATGAAGTTGTTTCTGAAGAAGAAGTAACTACTGATGAGGTTGTTGCTGAGTATGATGTTCAAGAGGACATCGATGCTCTGATCGCTGGTGAAGAACTCTCCGAAGAGTTCCAAGAAAAAGCACGTACAATCTTTGAAGCAGCAATTAATGCAAAGGTTGCTCAAATTAAAGAGCAATTAGAAGCAGAAAATGCAGAGAAATTTGCAGAAGAAGTTGCTGCTGCTAAAGAATCACTCGCAGAAAGAGTTGATTCTTATCTTGAGTATGTTTCTGACGAGTGGTTTGAAGAGAACTCACTCGCAGTTGAATCTGGTCTTAAGACCGAAATGACTGAATCATTCCTTGCTGGAATGAAGGGTCTTTTTGAAGAACATTATGTAACTATCCCTGAAGACAAATATGATGTGCTGGAAAGCATGGTAGAAAAACTTGATGATATGGAGACAAAACTCAACGAGCAGATCGAAAAGAATATCTCACTCAATGGCCGCCTTGCAGAGTCGGTTGCTGATAGTGTCTTGGATCAAGTTTCTGAAGGACTAGCGTCTACTCAGAAAGAGAAGCTCGCCTCACTTTCCGAAAGTGTAGAGTTTGAAAGTGAAGAGCAATATCGTGGCAAACTGGAAACACTCAAAGAGTCGTATTTCAACTCTAAGAAAGAGTCTTCCACTGCTAAAACTGAAACCCTCTCTGAAGGTGTAGACAACTCTGGTGCTAATGGAGTATCAGATTCAATGGCTGCATACATGAGAACCCTGGGTTCTTTTAGCAAAAACAACTGAATTTAACATTAAAATCAAACCGTAAACTTATTAGGTAACAGCAAATGTTCCAATCAGAACATCTGCAGGAAAAGTGGGCACCTCTCCTCAATCATGAGGGTCTCGATAAAATCGAAGACAATCACAAGAGAGCAGTGACCGCAGTCCTGTTAGAAAACCAAGAAAAGTTCCTTAGAGAACAACAAGCTTTTGCTTCTTCAGGTTCATTCCTGTCTGAGCAACCAAATGTAAATACTGATCCCTCCTCAACTGGCAATGCTGGTTTCTCGGGTTCAGGTGCATCACCTGTTGCAGGTTTCGACCCCGTTCTGATCTCATTGATCAGACGTTCAATGCCTAACCTGGTCGCATATGACCTCGCAGGTGTGCAACCAATGTCCGGACCTACTGGACTTATCTTCGCAATGCGCTCCCGTTATACTGGTCAATCCGGTACCGAAGCGTTGTTCAACGAAGCAGACACAGCATTCGCAGGTCAGTCCGCTAACCTCAACAACTCCGATGGATTCTCCAACGGTACTGTTGGTATGGGTACCACCACACAGCGTGGTTCTAACCCTGGCGCACTTGATCCTACTGCACCCGCAACTGGCGATGCTCAGACCTACAACGTAGGTCAGGGTATGCGTACCGATAACGCTGAGAACCTTGGCGACGGTACTGAAGGTGCATTCAACGAGATGGCATTCTCGATCGAGAAAGTCACCGTAACCGCTAAGTCCAGAGCTCTGAAAGCAGAGTACTCCTTGGAACTGGCACAAGACCTCAAGGCAATCCACGGATTGAACGCTGAGGCTGAACTCGCAAACATTCTCTCCACAGAGATTCTTGCTGAGATCAACCGTGAAGTCATCCGTACAATCTACAACGTTGCAGAACCTGGCGCACAGGCTAACGTTGCTACTGGCGGAACCTTCGACCTCGACGTTGACTCCAACGGTCGCTGGTCTGTTGAGAAGTTCAAAGGTCTGATCTTCCAGATCGAAAGAGATGCTAACGCGATTGCACAGCGCACTCGTAGAGGCAAGGGAAACATGATTCTGTGTTCCGCAGACGTTGCTTCCGCTCTGACCATGGCAGGCGTACTCGATTACACCCCTGCTCTGAACTCCAACCTCAACGTTGATGACACTGGCAACACCTTTGCTGGAGTCCTCGCAGGTAAGTATCGCGTATACATCGATCCTTATTCGGCAAACGTTGCAGCATCCCAGTACTACGTTGCTGGTTATAAGGGTTCTTCACCTTATGATGCAGGACTGTTCTACTGCCCATACGTTCCTCTCCAGATGGTTCGTGCCGTTGGTCAGGACACCTTCCAGCCCAAGATTGGCTTCAAGACCCGTTATGGTATTGTTGCTAACCCCTTCGCAGAAGGAACCGACGTTGGTGCAGGCGCACTTTCCCGTAACAAGAACCGTTACTACAGACGTGTCAAGGTCAACAACCTTATGTGATCCATCGGATCCACATTTTCTCAAGGGGGTCTTCGGACCCTCTTTTTTTGTCTAAATACCTAAAAACCTCTGATGAAAACTTTTCAACAATTTAGTGAGAGGGCACTCACTAAATCAGAAGAAGAAAAGAAAGAAGAAATTGTCAAGTCCATGAAGGACAAGAAATCTGAATTCAAGAAACGCTATGGTGATGATTGGAAAAGTGTAATGTATGCCACTGCAACAAAGAACGCTAAGAGGGTAGCATAATGACTTATAGTTCATCATCACAATCTACCTGCACTTGGGCAAGTCAAATCAATAACAGAAATTTCTTATCTGGTATTGGATTCAAGTTTAATATTGGTAGATTTCCTAAGGTTGATTTTTTCTGCAATACTGCTAGAATACCAGAAATAAGTTTAGCAACTGCAACACAATCATCATATCTCAAAGACATTGATATTCCAGAGACCAAATTATCTTTTGGTGATCTGACGATTCAATTCTTAGTTGATGAGAATCTAGAGAACTATAGAATCGTCCATGATTGGATGTATGGTCTTGGTTTTCCAGAAACTGCTCAGCAATTCAAAGATATAACAACTGATGAAGATGGTTATTCAAGAAATATGCCACTTCAATTTGCAGATGGTACTCTTCGCATTCTCAACAGTAACTTCAATGAGGTTGCTAAAGTAAAATTCCTTGATATGTTCCCTGTGTCACTTAGTTCTCTAGACTTTGACGCTACTTCAACTGATGTGAACTACTTTACAGCACAGGCAACATTCAAGTATACTGTATATCAATTGACCTCATCTATTAAATAATGGACCTTGAAAAAATTCAGGAGATGTGGCAGAAAGATTCTGTTATGGATCCCGATAACCTACATGAGGAATCTTTAAAGATTCCACAACTTCATTCCAAGTATTATACATTATACAATACTATAACATTAATGAGAGAGAAAGCAAGAGGGCAATATAACAAAGTAAAACTTGAACGTCATAACTTTTACACAGGTAAAGCAGACCCTGCTGTGTATGAAGAAGAACCTTTTCCATATAAAGTCCGTGAGAAAGATGCTATTCAACGCTATCTAGATGCAGATGATCGGTTAAATAAGATTGATATGAAGATTCGCTACTACGATACTTGTTTAAAATTTTTAGAGGAAATTATCAAGACAGTATCAAATAGAACCTTTCAAATTAAAAATGCTATTGACTGGCAAAAGTTCCAAGCAGGATTCTAATGGAAGATCAAGAATTTGATTACCAAGTAAATTTAACTATATCAGACGTGCGTCTTTTACATCATTCTGTTTTGGAAACTATTAAATATTGGCCAGGAGCACCTGCTAGACCATATGAAGAACAGGAGCATCTTTGGTATATGCGCGATAGTCTTCAAAGAATGATATTAGATTATACATTCAATCAGCAATAATAAACATAAATATTAGGTAGGGTAATAATAAAAAATGAAATCTTTTCATCAATTCTATGAGCAAGCGGTAGCATCTGCACCAGCACCTGCTCCTGTTGCTGCACCTAAGGTTGCCAAGGCACAATCCAAAGCTCCTACGGTAACTGATCCCA